TGATTAGGAACGGCGCCAATCAATCCGTTAAATAGAGTTGGTTCTTTATCATAAGATACCCCAACAAAGAAGTCTAAATGTAATAATTGGTCAAACGATTTAACCCCAATGAAGTCAGTATCAAGGTATATACCGCCATATTTCTTTAAAATTGCATATCTTAAAATGTCTGATTTTTGTCCAGGGTTTGTAGCAGCATCATAAATTTTTTTAGTTTCAAATTGAAAGCTATCAGCATCGCTTTCAAGCCAAAGTTTGTATTCGTAATCGGGATTAGCAGCTTTTACTGATTCGGCCATATCAACTAATGTTTGCGGGACTTCACCACCAATCCAAATTTGATGAATTAACTTAGGGATCTTATCCAAACCGCGACGCTTGATGTTTTTATCGTAAAGATCGGTTATAATATTCCATTTATCTTCTAAATTTTTATTAGCATAGTTACTGCTAAATTGCATACATTCGTTGAAAGGTTTCATTAGTTATTATTATAAATGTAATCTACGCAAACTCCATAGCAATTGTAATTTGTATTTTGCCAACCTTCATTTAAGTTTACTATAATAGATTTATCTGTAACCTCATACCCCGGGTACGTCCATATATAGCCGTTGCTTGTTAAGGTATAATCATCAACATTATGATAAAAACACTTAATGTTAGTGTTCATAAGGTAATATAATGCATTTAAATTCTTAGCATGACACCACAACCCTTTATGTTGTAAAAAGTTTGGTGATATAATGTACTGTGGGTAGTCATGACCTAAAAATATCTCATTATTTAAAGATAACCATACATCAACTTCAACATCATATTTTTTAAGTACATCCTGTATATGATCAGGGTTGTTTTCTGTTTCTGGATTAGGTCCAAACAAGTTACCTCTGTGTGATATTACTTTCATTTTTTATGTTCAAGAAAAAAGTTTAAATCTTCTGGCGTACCTATACCCCACATCTTATCTATGTTGTAGGTTTTAATCCTCTTACCATCTGCTATAGCCTGATTGAATACAGGGCATACGTAAAATTCATTGTTTACTCTAATATTGCTATTAATCATCTCTTCAGCATACTTTACATAATCTGAACCCTTCTTCCAGTAATATATACCAACAGTTGCTATATTACTAATAGGGTTCTTTTCAGCTACCTCTGTTACAAATCCATTTTCATCGCACTTAGCAAAGCTCCATTTAGGGTGAGTAGATTTGAATGTAAGTATACCTGCATCAACGTTACTTGACGTCATATTATACATAAACTCATCGCTAAACCACTCAACATATTGATCTGAATTAGCTATAACTAAAGCTTTATCATTGTCGATATACTGCTTTGCTAATAATGTAGTGCAAGCTGCTCCTTCAGTTATACCATCAATAACTACTATATCACATCCTGGGGCAATTAAATTTAAAGTTTGCTTTAAGTTATATTTTTCCTGATGTGCTTTTTGTACTATAAAGATATAATGTGCATCAATATTAATATTATCAACAACAACCTGTATCATAGGTTTACCATTAATTTCAACAAGGGGTTTAGGAAATGTATACCCAGCTTTTTCAAATCGAGAACCAGCTCCAGCCATAGGAATTAATATATTAAGTTTGTCGCTTTTCCATTTTTTGTTTTCAGTAGATGTGCCGTCTATTTTCATAATAAAGTCTTCTATAAGTTCTAATGTAACGTCTTCAGGGCAATTAACAGGTAATAAATGTGCACCTGATCTTAAAGCGCCTCTCCTTCCAATATATGAATCTTCTATAATTAAAGTCTCATCTGGATTTACTCCTGCTTCAATCATACAACGCATGTATATCTCAGCATTAGGCTTGGGGTACATAACTTGTTCATTTGAAAAAAGATAACTAATAAATTTTAAAAATCCCTTTCTTTTAAGTTGTAATTTTGCAGTATGTTCAATTGAATTAGTACAACACGCTAGTTTATACTTCTCGCTTAAAGTTGTTAGTACCTTAGCAATTCTATTGTCTGGTTCAAGCATATTAACTAGATCTTCAGTTACTTTTTGTTTACTATCCCATACTTTATTATGATGCTCTTCAGGCAAACCTTTTTCTTTAGATAACAATGTTAATTTTTTACGTGTGCTTAACCCATCATATTTACCTAAATGCTCTTCATAACTTATAGGGTACTTTGGATCGATATGATGTAATGCAGCATTTAACGATACATAGTGTATATCTTTAGATAATACTAATACTCCGTCTAAATCGAATATAATTAATTTTATCATTGAATGTATTTTATATTTGCTGGTGATTCAAAAAACAAATCTACATCATCTATACCTGGTACGCAAGGCCACATACCACCTTCTTTTTTATATGGAAATATGACTTTATCATGGTTACCTAAGAAAGCTGCCCACCAAGAAAAAGATGATTGAGATATTGCAATGTTTTTACTTTGAACTAGTAAATCAAAATCACACATCGCTCTTGTATCGCTTGTATGTTCAAACTTACTAACGTATCCTTCAGAATTTAATTTACATCCTTCAGATACTAAACGTTGAACAGTATCACACTTTGAATTATCTGTAACTATAGTAATGTTTGTAAATCCAGAGTCATTAATAAGTTTCTTATAGTAATCATAACCTAAAAAGCCATTAATAGCTATATAATCAGTCTCACGTATGTGTATAACTAAACTATCACTGCCTGTCATATAGTTGTTTGGTAGTAACTCGTTAACTAATAGCTGTCTATGCGGTATGTAGTATTTTGCTTTTTGTACAAAAGAATTAACGATAATATCCCCGTCATAGTTAATCAAATAATCTAAATCTACATTTTGGTTACCAAATGACTTTGTAGTAAATACATTAGCTGAATAAAAATTGCAAGGTTTGCTATTGACTTTAAAGTTAGGTATATCATCATGATAAAACTCTGCATTTTTTAGTTTAGATAAAATTAAACCAAACGCATATTGAAAGAGTCTATTACCCATTCTACCATAAGGATCATATTTAACTATTACTTTCACCAGTAGCAAGCCTCCTCTACTAAGTTTCTTCTTTCAGGTTTTTCAGAATCAAGTGGATCTGTCCAGTGCTCATTAAAAAATGGCTGGAATTCTTTTATTTCTCTCCATCTTTGACCTTTAATGCCAAAAAGTATTTGTGTTGATCCTCCTAAATGTATACCAGCTTTACCCATTTTTTTTGCTTCAGCTGCTAATAACAATGATGTATAACCTGTACCTGTTATGCACACATCAAATTTTTCTTGTTGTAATGCTTTAAGATAATGTTTATACACTTCATCTGAATACTTAAATTTATCGTTTGGGGATATCTTTAAAGCAAAAGGATATTTTAAAGTAGTTAACTTAAAGTTAGGTTTTATTTTACCATTCCAAATTTTATCTAAATTTTTATAATTACGTTCAATAGATTCTGTAAACGGGCTTATAACTAGTACAGTCTTACCTTCAAGCTGATCAGTCCAAGGTTTATCAAAAAAATATGGCTCAAGATGCTGTAATTCTGTAATGTAAACGTTTTTACAGTAATTATCTAGTATATGCTTTTCAAATATAGGGTTAACTTTATTCCATTTTGGTATAAGATCTAAAGTTACTAGTCTACTAAGCATATCTTCTGCAAAAGCTGTTGTAGTTTCTTTGTTATATGGAAACAACCCAGCAATATCTTCAACCTCATGTTGTAAATGCGGTAGAAACCTTGATGCATTAACGATATTATGGTGGCAATAGAGTAAATTAAGCTCAGTTACACCAATCTTACCTGCACAAAAAGGTAAATTATGTTTTAAAAAATGAGATATAACATTATTGCCGTCTACTATCATCAGTATATTTTATGATAGTGTTGGTATTACTCCACCAGACCTTAGGCCCTAAAAGCTCTCTAATATGTATTGTGCTTATATTATCTTGTACCTTTAACCACCTATTGTATAACCCTTCATAACTACCATAATACGCTTCTTTAAACATTACATCTTCTTTATAGTAATAAGCAAAGTGATTAAATCTTTGCGGCAGTAATAATCCTGGGCCATTCTTACCTTCTAACTTAGGAGGCTCATGAGATACAAACTTTTCACCTTTCCAATTCCATAAACGTCTATATGGCTCATGTTTACCTTCACCCCAATCACCTAAAGCAATTTGTTTCTCACCAACGTAGTAATTACATAAGAAACAACCAGTTTTGCCATTGTTTTTACGTAACATCTCTTCAGCTTCCTGCAATTGATTAGATGTCCACTTTTCATCTATGTCAATTTGCCATAACATACACTCATTAGTCATGCTTTTAATGACGTCAATAGCTGCATTAACTTGCTCGTCTTTGTTCTCCCATGGTTTATCTTTACATCTTACAATGGTAACCCTATCAGACTTGATAGTATCTAAAAACTCAGTTGTACCGTCGTTTGAAAGGTAATTCTTATGGAAATCTGTTGATAATTCTCTGCACCATGATGTAGAACCTGTAGGTCTTGATACCCCCTCAACTATAACCCAGTGATCAAATTGGGTAGTCATAAATTGGGCGTAATTATCCTGTTTAAGGTGCCGTAATCCGTTTAAAATAATTGTAAATGCAACTCTCATACCTCTTTAATTATCCATTTGTTCCGAAATGTTGGAATCGGGTGTCCAGGCTTTCTTAATACTATTTTTTTACAGGAAATATTGAGTTGTTCAACCAAATTAGCTGGGGCACTATCAACTAATGCTATGGTTTGAGCATTTTCTAAAACTTTTACCCAGTGAAATATGTTATGACTTTCATTCAATGTGATAATTTGATTTTTAGAGTCAAAAGTTACCTCAAGATTTCCTCTTGAATGTTTTGTGCTAACTACATCATAACGTTCCTCTTTAACATACAAGTTATATACTTCGTTTTCCTTTTCCAGATTTCTATTATACTCTAACTTCCATTTTAAATCAAAAGGAACTTCCGTTTTTCTATACTTAAATTCATCAAATTTTTCAGGCCCAAAACCATCCCCTAAATTAACATATTCATCCGTACATTTACTTCCTGGAAAAGTAGCAGCAATATCAAATATTTTATCACAAATATATTTGTTTACTAAAGTATCATATGCATCAAATATGCAAGTATATACGTTGCTTGTAACAGGTACAAATTCAACATAGTCAATTACCTCTTTAAACATTAATTCAAAGTTACTAAAAATAGGCCATACTACTTTATATCCTTTATCTGCCCAATACTTAGCAATAGGTAAACATATAATAATGTCTCCTAACTTTCCTGGTTGTATAATACCTATAGTTTTACCCATTAACTATACCCCCAGCTGTATCAACCTTACTCCAGTCAGGTATTATATTAACATAACTGGCAACTAGTTTAACGTCTTCTATTCTTTTTTGTACAAGATCGTGCCATAGTTTATCGCTAATTTTATCTTTATCTGCTGTAGCCATTCTATCTGCAACTTTATCTCTTTTATCTTTTCCTAATACCCAATGACGATGCTCAACCATTATATCGCCACGATATTTTAAACGGCCAACAGACTGAAAAACTTGGTGTAGCCATTGGTCAATCCAATTAATTTTAAACTCTTCTCTCATAAACTTGCCATTCATTAACTCAGCATATCTTCTATGACAAAAGAAATTAACAGCAAGTTTTTCACCATGATAACCATCGTTGCAATGAACTCCATGTATTAAGTCAGATTTTGCAGTTTTAAATTCTTCAATTAACATTTCATCCCAACCAGGTGTGAGAAAAACCATATCGTCTCCAATCATTGAAATAATCTCTTCATTAGATGCAGCAACACATAAATTCCACATTTTACCTAAACCAATAAATTTACCTTCATTTTTAATATCAACAATTTTAACGCAAGGTATTGCAGCTGCAACTTTCTTAATAATATCTCTCGTTGGATCATCTTCATCAACACCAAAATATACATTAACGTTATTAATATTTTTAACTGACGTTAATATAGACATGAGCATGGTTAAACGTCTATTCATTCTCTCTCTAGAAGGTACTAAGATTGCGATTTTCATATATAAATTGATTTTAATTCAGGATTAAAATATAGGGCTGCAGTAGCCATATTTGAAACTGGGTGTATAAAGTAATTACACTTTGAAAGCATATACACTTCTAAAAATGTATATATTGCATCATGTGCAGTTCCTGGTAAAAAATGTGGTTCTGTATCTGTATTAAATTGAGTGCGTCTAATATGTGGGTTATATACACATCTGCTATATTTGTTTACAAATTGATTTATATCAGTAAGATTATCTACACTTAAACATATATACGTATTCTCATCAAATAATTTATCTATTTCAGTAAAATATTGCTCAATAGTTGGTAATTTGCCGTTAGCTTGTTCACACTTTAATAATTCATTTCGTTTTAATATCCCTATAATTTTTTTACCTTTTAAAGCGGCAAACTCCTCATCAATTTCATCAATAAAGGTTTGTAATATTGGAGTAGGTTTAATATACTTTAACGTTGCATTTAATTCATTTCTCCATTTCTGGTCTTTACTAATATACTGATTATGTACATCCTTTCCTGTATAATCTAAACAGTTGTATTCTTTTAACTCAAAAATTTCATCAATATTTTTACCTTCATTATATTCTTTAAATAATTTACCGAAAACTTCACCACACTTATATGCAAACGCTCCATAAGGTTGCCCTTGCAAATTCCAATGAATTCCTGCTACATTTTTATCTTTTAAATAGGTAGTTACTTTATTAAAATTGGAGAAAAAACCACCTTCATGGTGGCTTACTTTAACTAGAATGTTTTTCATTTTTTATTCTTTTTATAGATTTAATTACCTCATCTTTTGAAACGTATGGTGGTTGGTTTGGATAATGACCATGTTTTTTGAGATATACTTCTCTACCCCCATATACATTTTTTTGCCATTGCTCTGATTTATTAGCAATAGATGAATTATCGATTGCACCAGGAGCTTCAGTTAAATATTTTTCACTATTTGCAATATCTGCAAACCACCAAAACGGTGGATGATAACCTGCTTTAATAATGCAGTATGTATGATCAACATGTTCCCATGCATTATAGTAAGCCTCATCTATATAACCTACTTTCTCTATAGTTTCTCTAGTGTAAAATGAGAACATGGCAACAGTATGTTCGTAAAGCGCTACCTTTGTCTCTCTATTGTATTCAATGATCATCTTTGGGTTAGGATCAGAGTGTTGGTCTAAGAGATGTCTATTATGCAAGTCAAACTCAATTTTTTGCTTTCTATTAAAAGGGGAACCTGGACCGTAATTAAAATGGTGTATTCCAGACTTTAAATGGGCTTGAATATACTTGTCAAATACTGATGAATCTAATATAATCATATCATCTTCAATTAAAAACAGATAATCACATCCCTTATCCATTAAATGTTTTAATGCTTTGTTCTTTGATTTACCTACACCAATATTTGATGGGTTATCTAACCAAACCCCTTTTTCAATTTTAATTTCTACTGGTGTTCCGTCATTAATTATTACAATTTCATCTATCTTGTCTAAAGGTATGGATGCATATAATTGTTTAAAGTAATCTAACCTATTGCAAGTTATAATACCAACTCCTATTTTAGCCATATGATATTATAATAAATAATTGATATATGTCAACTGCGAAGGTAACTTTTGCTGAACTACCAGAGGCCGGTGAAGTTAATACTGGGGAGTTCTTCATAATTGAAGATATCGTTCAAACTAAAAAAATTAATTTTAGTAATATAATTGTAGGGTTAGATAATATTACGTTTGCAAATACATTATCAGGCCAATCAACTGACATAATTTCATTATCTGCAAATGTTGCTACTCTATCTGCTCAAGAATATTTACAAACCCAGAATTTTACATCTACGATCTTATCAACTGTACAATCTACAACAGCAGTATTCGTAAATCAATTATACCCTGTTGGTAGTGTAATATGTACTATAGTAAACGTTAACCCGCAATCTTCTATAGTAGGTACAACATGGTCAGCAATTGCTTCAGGACTTTTTATAGCTGGTGTAGGCACTGCAGTAGATAAAAACGGTACAGGTGTTACAATTGGTGTAGGGGCTACAAATAAATCAATTGGTGAGTATACTCATACTTTATCTGTTGCAGAAATGCCAGCTCACGTACATGCTTTTGTTCCAATATCAGGTATAAAGAAAGGTGGTTCAGGACCATATGTTAGTAGTGCATTAGCTCCTGGTACTATTTTAACTGCTATAACATCTAGCTCGACCGGTGGTGGGTTACCGCATAACAATACCCCGCCTGTATTTGGGATGTATATTTGGCAAAGAATAGTATAATAATAAATAATTGATATATGTCATCTGATAAAGTAACTTTTAATGAATTACCAGAAGCTGGTGAAGTTAAACCAGGTGATTTTTTCATTATTGAAGATTTGCAACAAACCAAAAAAATTAACTTTAGTAACTTAATCTTTGGTTTAGATAATGTAAATTTTGCTGATACTATTACTGGACAAACTACTGATATACTAGCCTTATCTGCAAGCGTTGCTTCTTTATCAGCTCAACTAGATTTAAATAATCTGGATTTAAATTCTTTACTAACAACAACGGTTCAAACTACAACAGCTGCATACTTAAATCAAATATATCCTATAGGTAGTATACTATATACTATAACAAATGTTAACCCGCAAGTATCATTAGTTAATACTGCATGGGAACAAATATCTCAAGGATTATTTGTAGCGGGTGTAGGTACAGCTGTAGATAAAAATAATATCGGATTTACTGTTGGTGAAGGTAATGCTGCATCAAACTTTTCAGCTGGTGAATACAATCATGCATTAACTTTAAATGAATTAGCTTCCCATACACATTTATTTACACCAATTAATGGTACAGATACAGGTAGTGCAGGGCAATATACTGAATATGCTCCCGCACCTATAAATTCTTTTTTATCACCCGTAATATCTACCTCTGCAGGTGGTATTAGTAATCATAATAATATACCTCCAGTATTTGGTGTGTATGTTTGGCAAAGGATCGTATAATATGCAAATTGGAATATTAAATTTACCAGAAACAACAAACGCAATAAACTCTGATAGTTTTATTATAAACACTTCATCTAATGAAGGGGTAACTAAACGAATACTATTTAGCTCGATACAGCTCGGGTTAGAAAATACTACATTAACACCGACAATAACTTCTCACTCTCAAGATATTACAGAAATATATGCTAACATATATTCATTGTCTGCTCAATCAGCATACTTAAACAGTTATTTAAACAATTTAATAAACTCAACAGTAACAAATGCCTTTGCAAGTTTAACTGATGTATTATTTCCGTTGAGTAGTATTAAATGCACATCAAATAGTATTAATCCTGGGTACTATATTCCGAATACTAACTGGATATCAGTTAATCAAGGATTATTAATTGCAGGGGTTACAAACAGCCAGTTACCAACAGTAGATAAAAACGGTAAATCTGTTACAATATATCCCGGTACTTCAGGTAATTTTTATTTAGGGGTGTATTCTGACATACTAGATACAACAACAATTCCAGCCCATACTCATAAAGCTCAACTTAGAGGTGATCCTGGTATTATATCTTCTAAATTAGGTGGATCTGATGTTGAAAGCGCAGCAGGTAATCAAACCACTGGTACAACTGCAATAACTTCGGAAACCGCTGGTGAGAGTATTGCGCATAATAATATACCGCCTATATATGGGTTGTATTTTTGGATGAGAGTTGGTGTAGATCAAGGTACTACAGTTGCGACTGTTGCTCCGGTAACATTACCAACAGCAGCTCCAGTAACTGCTCCAGTTCCTCCCTTAGTTATTCAAAGATATGTTCCTACACCTCCTATTCTACCTTTATTTGTATCATCAATGGGACCAAACTCTCTTAATCCAGTTTTTAATCCTCGAAACAATTTTGGTGGTACAACTGGTATTATTCCTCCAGTAGGTTCTGGTCCTGCAATACCTACGATATTTACAACAATATATATAGAAAATCAAATATTCTCTATATTTGGTACCCAACCTTTTATTGAAACTCTTCTTTAAAACTTTGCGCCGGTCTTCTTAACAAAGTCCTTAATCTTGCCTAATTCTTGAGCTAACGCTACTTCTTGATTTTTTAATAATTTTTGAGACTCTAATAGCTTTGCCATTTCGTTTAGATTGTTTGGGTTGAAGACATTATCTGCATCATTGATGTTACCGCCTATAAGATCTCCTTCAGCGTCTATATACCATTTAACCATTTCTACCCTCTCAAGTGGGTTACCAAAAATTTCAATTATACCTGGGCAATCATCAGCTGGAAAAAACGGATTTCTACCTAAGGCATGCCTATATTGCATAATTAAACCTTTGAAGAGAGAGTCTATTTCTTTTACATAAATCTCATCTACTTCTCTTGTACCATTCTGTTCAATAAGTACTGGAGCCACTTTTGTTCTCGGTAAGAAAAATATTAAATCAAGATGCTTTAAGCTTTCTTTAACAACTGGAATACATTTCGTTATAAACTTTTCATCGATCTTTCCTGACTTCTTATCACAGCACCATAAAGAATATACAAGGTTATCTAATGGGCATCTATCAAACAGCACATAATCTTTTTTGGTATATTTCTGAAGCTCTTCAACCATAAGATTAAGAATCTTCCATTGACCGTCTTTAGTAGCATTCTTACTGTGCGGTAATTTTTGTTCTGTTATAAGCTCTCTATATGTCTTACTTTCAGTCTTATAGTTCGGCCACTTTTCTAAAAAGTCTTTAATTAACGTTGACTTGCCTTGATTTGCTGTTCCAGAGATAGCGATGCGCATTAAATTAATTAATGCGCACCAATTTCAAATCAAGACAGTAATCCCTTATTATTTCTTAGGGATTTTTATTTCCGTGCCACCTACTCCGAATTTTTTTCTAATCTCCCCCGGGTGATTTAGATTATTATATGATCTACTTGCACGTTGATAATCTTCATGACCGATTCTTTGATTGTTTTGATAAATAAGTGCCTTTCGCTCTTTATAATCAGGGTGTTTTGGATCCCCGGCTTCATCATCTTCTGACTTTAAGATAAGCTCAACATGTATGCCTTGATGCTCTAAGTCGTCTATTACTGCATCAACTGCCATTTGTTCTGCTTCATCTTCATTTTCAGGATCATCATCAATAAAATCTGCAGTATACTTGGCAATTGACTTTTTATATTTTGCTAAAAAATCACCATAAGACATTTTAACAGTCTTTTTTGCGGCTTCCCCGTTAAGATTTTCAACGACTTGACTATTACGTGATTTAAGAACATCTTTCATACCTTCTTCAACAATCTGTTGTTTAGCTGATGTATTCTTATACTTTTCAAAAATTGAATGTCCGTCTTTGTTCATATTAATTATTTAATAGAGTGTTGCAAAAGTCCCAGTCAATAACCTTCATATAGTTGTTAATATATTTCTCTCTATCTGGACCGTACTTATAATAATATGCATGCTCCCATATGTCTATACCTAAAATTGGCTTACCTTTATTTAACATTAATGGGTTATCTTGATTAGGGGTGTTAATAATATCAAGTTTATCTCCCTTTAATACTAACCAAGTCCATCCAGATCCGAAATTACTAAGTGCAGATTCTGTAAATTTCTCTTTAAAACTATCAAAGCTTTTATATTTCTTCTCTATAGCATCTTTAATATCACCATTAACTGGTTTAGAATTAGGTGTCATCATCTGCCATAATAACTGATGATTATAAGCTCCGCCTGCATTGTTTCTAATACTATCATTGTGTTTATTTGCAGAGATTACTAGATCTCTTAATTGAGGCTTACTTCTTTTACCCATTGCATCATTGAGTTTATTAATATAACCTTTGTAGTGTTTATTATAATGAAGGGTCATTGTTTCTTCATCAATATGAGGTTCTAAATCCTTATAATCATAAGGTAATTTAATAGGCTTATAGTCTTCGCCTATACCTTCTAAAACTAAAGAAAATGTTGTGTTAAAGTAATCCAATATTATATTTATTAAATACTTGTATGCGTTACACACCATTTATACTTTTAATGTTACTAACCTCTAGTTGTTCTACGATACCTGGATTAAAAATGCCAGATTCATGGAAAAGCTTAACTGGCAGTAAAACTAACTCTGTAGTTGCTGCTCAAAAAGTAGATGAAAATGTTAGGCAATTAACTGAGGCTGATAAGAAGGTAGAAGAAGCTCGTAAAAAAATGGAGTTAGATTATTCTAAATTTCGAAACGATTTACAAAAAGCTTATGATGATAAAACTAAAAAAGATAATGAAAATTTTAATGTTATCAGCCAATTAAATTATGGGGTGTATCAAATTACTCAAGAAAAGAAAAAAATAGATATTAATACAACAATTGCTCATTTACGTTCTAAAGAAATTATGATGCGGGGGGATAACCTTACTGAAGAGCAAAAAGATAAAATAAAAGAAGAACTTGATATAGAAAAGACTAAAACTATTGACGAACTTTATATAAAGTATAAAGCAAATATCGATTTAGCAGTTAAACAAAAAGCAGCTCTCGATGCCGCAGAAGCTCTTATATTAATTAAAGAAAGGGAAAAAGATGCTTTAAGAGTAGCTAATAGACAAACTATTGACAAATTAGAAGCTGATAGGAAAGCTGAAATTGAGCGTATCTCAAAAGATACTGCTGATAAAGTTAAGCTAGCTCGAGAAGCTCAAAGACAAGAAATGCTTGGTTATATAATTAAAGCTCTTGCAGGGGTGGGTATATTATTCTTGGTACTTGGAGGATTGCTTCGTAGTCTTAGTATGGGTATAGTATCTATATCAGCATTGGCTTTAGCGTATACTGCTGCAACATTACCAATGTGGGTTATATCTTCTATAGTGGGTGTAATGATATTAATCATAGTATGGAGTGCACACTCAAAAAATATTACCTGCGCAGTTAGACATAAAGCTGGCATATTAAAAGCACCGCCGCCAGAGAATTAACTCTCAACACTATAATGTTTGCTTGGACTCTTCCACTTAAAACTAACGTTTGATTTAATCCAACTTTCATCAGGCCAGACTGTTTTATTATTAGGATAAGCTACCCATTGACCTGTATTTAAACTAATAATATGATGGTTTTTATGTTGATCTGGTATTTCAGACCAACCACTTACTGCCCAATCAATTGTAAATATATAGTTACCTTTACGTGTTACTTTGTCTCTACCATAACACTCAACAGGTCTATTCTTTAAAAAATTAAACTCATGAACTGTACTGTATCTACTAAACCCATCCCACCATACACATACATCCATTGGTAATGGTTCACAAGGTTTACTACAAATCATATGTATTGGTACTCTGGCCCATTGAGCACCATTTTCAAGCATAACCTGAAACATTGGCACTCGATGCGGTTCAGCTCTAAATCCGAACACAAAACCATGTGTAAATTCACCATGACCTTCTTGTTCATCAAACAAGAATTCATTTCTTATAAAACAAGGAGTATATGGGGTGTCTAATAAAAAAGTCATATTAAACTTTAAGAGCTAAATTCCACAGCTGTAAGTGCAATCTATTAGAGAATTTAAAGTTATACTTCTTACAAAGATCTGCAACAACTGGACCTACTGTAAGTAACTCTTCTCTAGATCCACACATAGGCATAATCCAAATATTACGAGGATTAACTTTAATATCTGGCGCATTTACATACTTCTCAAATACCTCTTCAAGATCAGACTCTTGCTTTGCAACAAACTTAAAACACGCATCATTATCAACAAGATACTTTAATACTTCAGGTTTATATCTCTTATCAGCAGCATCACCATTATTAGATAGTTTAGGTGAT